TTAACGAATAGGAGAAAAACACTATGGATACCTATCAGATTCAATTCTACGACCTTCTCTCCCGCGCCCTCTCGCCCGGTGAGACCCTTCAGTCCTTCATGGACAACACCCTCGCCCTGAAGTACAACTCCCTCCAACTGGACGGCTTCACCTTCGAGCCGTTCATGCAGACGGACTTCACCTTCGAGCAGGTGTTCGGCGAAGTCGGCCTCAACGCCACCGCCCAGTACTACGACCTCGACTCCCCGGCACTCCCGGACGGAACTCCCGGATTCAAGTCCTACACGGGCAAGATTCCTCGCATGAAGAAGGTCGAGTACTTCAACGAGGACAAACTCCGCAAGATGAAACTCATCGAGGACCGTCGTTCCTCCACCCCGGCCCAAATCGCCGAAATCGCCTACCAGCAGTTGTTCATCACCGTGGACAACCTCGTCGGCGGTCACACGAACTCGCTGACCTATCAGCGTCATCAGGCCGTCTCCAAGGGTAAGTTCGCCATCACCGCGACCAACAACCCGAAGGGTATCAAGAATGTGGTCATCGACTACCACATCCCGGCGGAGAACAAGACGACCCTCGACGGAACGGCCCGTTGGTGGACCTCCTCCACCCACACCGCCGGGAACGAGGGTGCCGCCGCCGACCCGGTGAAGGACCTCTCCGACATGGTGAAGACCGCCCGCAACAAGGGCATCCGCGGCCACTTCGAGGTGAACATCGACTACCTCAAGGAGTGCCTTGGCCATAGCGCCATCCTCTCCGTCATCGGTGTCTCCCTCCTCCCGGCCTCCGACTCCACCGCCCAGACCGCCTACGCCCGCATCCAACCCTACGATGTCCTCAAGGCCCGCCTTGAAACCCTCATCGGAGCGCCCATCAAGGCCATCGACTCCCTCGTCCCCATCGAGAGCATCGACAAGACCGAGAAGGCGTTCACCCGCTCGAATGTCGATGCGTTCGAGAAGAATGTGTGGGTGTTCGTGCCGGACGGCAACATCGGCGTGGTGAAGACCGTCGAGCCTATCGCCATCGAGGGCGGTCAATACGGCTCCTTCTACGGAGGCAAACTCCTCCTCACCGTCGGCGTTGACTATGTGAAGAAGTGCCAGTCCTACAACACGGAAATGACCTCCCTGGTCATCCCCACCGTGCCGCAGTACATGCTGTATCTCTTCCCGAACGCCTAAACGCTCTTTGACAAACATGTAATCCGACGGAAGAAATGGCCGACATCGCACAAAACATGACCCTCGTGAGGTGGCTCCGGGCAAAGACCGACCTCATCCTCGACCTTACGGACGACTTCATCTACGCTACGCTCCTCCACCGGGGCGTAACGGACGATGCGACCCTTGTCGGGGCGGTGGACGAGCGCACCCGGGACCTCATCCTCGCGGACACTTACTACGGTGCGGCCATCTCTTCCGTGAAGTCGGGAACCCAAGGCGAGGCCGACGGCGGTTGGACCCACTATGTCGCAATCAAGAATGTCGTGAGCCGTGACGCACTCATGCAGATGGCGAAGGACCTCTACGACAAGTGGGACGAGCCGTTCGAAGACCCGAAGCCCAAAATCCGGATGAAAGACTTGTACTGATGTTCAACCCGCGCTGGCCCCATACCTTCAAGGTCCTCGTCGAGTCTCTTGACGCGAACGGGAGACCGATTACCGACGAGAACGGGAATCCCGTCTACGGAATTCCCGTCCTTGACAACCAAGGAAATCCCGTCGTCGAGAACGGAGTCCCGAAGATGAAGGACATGGAGGTGGCCCGCGTCGTGTATGACCCGCAATGGAACCCCCGTCGCAACTCGGACGGCTCGTTCGTTACCGAGACGGTGACGGAGGTCCCGTGGGGATACCGGACATCCACCGGAGGCATGAAGACCTCCGGCGAGGTGTGGGTTGCGGACTACAAGATGTCTTGCCCGATGCTACTCACCGACCTCCCTTCCGGGACCGTCCTCCTCATGACCGACTACCTCCACACCTTCCGCGTGAAGGTCGTGAAGATGACGACCTACAATTGGGGGACTAACCTTTGGGTGGACAACATCAAGAACTAATGGGACACGAATCAAGGAACAACGCCGTAATCAAGAGCGGGTTCTCGCGCCTTACGGACGCGAAGAACCGGGTCATCGAGTCCGGTATGAAGGACATGATGGAGAACGCCATGCTTGCGGCCCTCTCGTTCCACGATGCCTCCCATTGGCTCCACAAGTCCACGGAGAACTCCTACGGTTGGTGCGTGCTACACAACGGGCGCTCGGTGGCCATGAGGGTCAACGAGGGAAGGCACGGGACCGGGAACGCCGAACAACAACTGATGGCCGCTTCCCGGAATGTGTCCGACACGGGGTGGGTGGGAATCCTACTCGCCTCCTTGGAGGGCGACCGACCGATGTACTTCGCCGTGAACTACGAGGAGTTTATTCTCACGCTCACGGAGCAGGACATCCGGGACAATTGGAGGCTTTACTTCAATGTAATCTCCGGACCTTCATCTAACTTACCGATGTAGCGATGAACGATTTCGACATCTCCGACATAGAGAAGGCCGTATCGGATGCCATCCTTGACTTGAATGTCTCGAGCCATGTGTGGAACAACCGACCGAAGGCCACCGACGACTCCATCAACGATTTCGTGGTGGTGAAGGTGTCGGGGGGCATCACGGACAAGGCCGCTTTCGGCCAATGCCGTGTTGCAATCCACCTCTTCGCCCGCGATGTGAAGGAGATGAAGAACTCCAAGCGCCTCTCGGTGATGCAGAAGGCCCTCGAAGGACTCCCCCTATGGATTGAGTCCGCACCGGAATCGCAATCCGACCCGAAGGTCCCAGGCATCCTCATCGACGGACATCCCCGCATAGTGGGAGACACCCCCGACGACTTCGGATTCCATGTTAGGATAATCAGTTTTAGAATCTTTATAAAAGCAGTATAAAACAATGGCTACTCTCACCCACGCGATGCTTGACGACCTCCATATCGGCAACGCATCCCTCTCCCTCCTCGCGTACAATGCCTCCGGCGTGGACATCACGAACGGGTTGGACTTCTCCCAAGCGGACCAAATCTACACGCTTGAGGGGACCTTCAACCTTGAGTGCGACGATGCGTCCTCGACGGACATCAAGATTGACCAACACCAAGAGGTCATTGATGTCCAAATCGACAAGGGTGGCAATTGGCGCATGACGGGCAACATCCCGTCCGTGGCCGTCAACCTCCTCAAATACTTCTTCACCGAGGGTGCGGAAATCCAAGCCGGAACCGCCTCCTCCGTGAAGGGCGTGACGGGTGCTGACGGAACCGCGTTCTACACGGGCCAGGGCTTCCTCGCCACCCCGGAGACCATCGAGGTCACGGTCCTCGCCGAGTCCGAGTCCCGGAACACCGCAATCCTCTTCCCCCATGTGAAGATGATTGTGTCCAAGCCGAAGAAGGACGACAACTCCAACCCGGCGTACCTCTCCTTCACCGGATTCGTGCTTCCGAACCCGTACACGAAGGGTTCTCCCGCCACCAAGGTCGGCGACTTCGCCGTCCTCAAGGCCGCGTCCAACCCCTCCGCGCAAGCGTAGGCCGGGGCAAAAACCTAACCTTTGGGGCGGGGTATCAAAGCCCTGCCCCTTATTCTTAAATTGCCAATGAACGATAATGGATATATTCTTTATATGCATACATCTCCTTGTGGGAAGGTGTATATAGGGATAACTTGTCGTTCGGTTGTCCGTAGATGGGGTGTAAACGGATGCCGCTATAAGGAGAGTCCGTATTTTTGGAACGCAATACAAAAATATGGATGGGACAATTTTAGGCACGAAATCCTACTTTATAACCTATCGAAAGAAGAAGCAAGCGAGAAAGAGAAGGAATACATCGCAAAGTATCGTTCTAACGAACCCGATTACGGATATAATTTAACATCTGGTGGTGAAGTCGGATATGGCTTATCACCGGAAGCGAAAGCGAGGCAAAGCGAAGGACTCAAGAGAAAATGGCAAGACCCAAAATATAGGTCACGAGTATCGGAATCAAAAAGGGGATGTCATTTCACTCTTCCGGAAGAGACTAAAGCAAAAATGCGAAAGCCGAAGTCGGAGGAGACAAAGGCCAAAATGAGAAAGCCAAAGTCGGAAGAAACCCGTAGAAAGATGAGCGACGCGAAGAAAAGATACTTTGCGAACATGACCAAGGAACAAAGAGAAGAATTCTCTAATAAGTTTAAAAAGAAAACAGCATGAAACAGCCTACCCTCGAACAAAGGATAGAGTACATGAACATCGTCGAAAATTCGGTGTCAATAGTACCAATTAAAGGCACTAAAAGGAGCGTTCGACTCCGTTGGTTGCATCCATATACCATTGAGAGAATAACAAAGGTTTGGATAGAAAGAGATATGGCTTCGGCAAAACTTCGTAATGGTAGTGATGTCGCAAAAGACTTGTGCAAAGAGCCTTATTTTGCGTTCAAAGAAGCCGCTTTGATTATCCTTAACCACGACATTAAGATAAGGTTGTTTTATGGTATTTTATGGCGTTGGTTGGCGTTTAGATATACCGAAGGGCAAATGGTTGACATAATTGCGGAGGGTAAAAAAAAAGTCAATCTTATGGCCCACTTCGGGACTATGGCGTACTCGATGGATATGAGGACGGACATGGTGGAAATGACGAAAAAGGAAGCCGAGCAATACCGAGCCGAACTTCTTTTGGAAGGGAAGCGGCGTTCGTCAAGGACTTCCCCGAATACGGAAGGCCGAGATGGAGGCTCGGACGGTGGGAGCGGAACTTCGGATACCGATGCGTCTTGACCGTCGCCCAAATCCAACTCATGCAAGCCGACCTCCCTCACACCTTGTACTTGCACGACCGGAGTGGCAAGGGAGGACAAGGAAACTTTGAATACAACCCGGACGACCCGGCCATCAAGAAGACGATGGATGCCATCCGGCGGAAGAAGGAACGGATGGAGAAGGACGGGAAGGAAGTCCAATACACGATGGACGAACTCTTTAACACATAAAGGAAATGGCTGGTGGAAACATCGACTCCCTCAACTTTGAGGTCATACTCAACGACAAGAAATTCGAGGCGACGGTTCAAAAGGATTTGGAACTTGCGAAGAAGTTGAACGCTTCGCTTACGCAAGTGCTTAACCTCAAGAACAGCATCAATGCGAATGCGTCATCCGCATATCTCACCGAGCAAAAGTTAGCCCAAGCCGCCGCGAAGACATCTCAAGCGAAGGCGAGGGAGGCCCTTGAATGGCAAAAGGTGAGGACCGAGGCCGAGAAGACGGCCTTGGCGAACCAAAAGGTGAAAGCGTCCATCGAGAACTCGGCATCGACATTCACCGGAGGCGGGAACTCTCTCTTGCGGGTATGGTTGCGGTTCTATGCGACCATGTGGAGCGTCATCTCGTCCATCCGGATATTTGTGAGGACTTTCGGGAACGCAATCAAGAAAATAAGTGAGTTCCAACAAGCGAACGCGAACCTCGCCACCATCATGCAAGTGTCCCGCCGTGAGGTAAGGACGCTTACGGAGGATGCTCTTATGCTTGGACGGACGACCGAGTGGACGGCATCACAAGTGACCGAGTTGCAAACCGCGCTCGCCAAACTCGGCTACAACATCCCTCAAATCCGGAACATGCAAGCGAGCGTCCTCCAATTCGCTACCGCCGTCGGTGCGAAACTTCCAGATGCGGCCAACCTCGCGGGCGCATCGCTCCGGATGTTCGGCATGCACTCCACCGAGATGCAGAAGGCGCTTGAGGTGCTTACCGCATCGACGAACAAGACCGCCCTCGACTTCGAGAAATTGAAGGTGTCCCTCCCGTATGTGGGAGCGATTGCTCACTCCATCGGCATGGACATCGCCGAGACATCCTCCCTCCTCGGCGTACTTACGAACGCCGGACTCCAATCGTCCCGGGCCGGAACGGGCCTCCGGAAAGTCTTGCTTGAACTCTCGAAGGACAACGGCAAGTTGCAAACCGCAATGGGTGGCAATATCAAGACCTTCGAAGACTTCGTGAACGGCCTACAAGCCTTGCGCGACCGAGGTCTTGAGGCTGGCGAGGCCCAAAAACTCGTCGGAGACCGGGCCGGAGCCGCCCTCATCATCCTCGCCAACGGCGTGGACGACATCCGGAGGCTCAACAAGGAGGTCCGTGAGACGGACGGATTGTTGAAGGACATCCAATCCGAACGGCTCAACACCCTTCACGGTAGCACGCTCCTCTTGAAATCGGCGTGGGAGGGACTTATCCAAACCTTCCGGGATAGCGCCGGACCGATGAAGGACATCGTGGATTGGCTCACGAAGATTGTCCGCGCCACATCACTTGCGGCGAGCCGGGCCAACCGCGTGGCGCAAGGCACGAAGGATGTAATCGGTAGCGACGACCTCATCAAGCAATTCAAGCAACAATACGATAGCCTCATCCGGTCCGGGAACACGCCCGAAGTCGCCGCCACTATCGTCCAAGACGCGATGAACAGTTGGCTTCAAGGCGCATACGGAGACTTGTCCTCCTTGCAAAAGAAGGGATACAAGGAAACGCCTTTGAACAATATTCTCTATGAGATGCCTCTCGCCCATTTCTTCATGGGAACGATGCGAAAGGGTCGTGCCGCCAACGAGCAAGTGGAGGCGATAGAGAACGCCATCGACTCCGTGAATGACTACATGGCGAACAGCGCGAAGGAGGAGGGAGAAATCGCCGCAAACAACTACCTTGAGGAATGGAAGATGGTCTTCGACACCCAAGGAGAGGCGGCGGCCCGGGAGGCCATGAAGAAGGTGACGGGGTATGAAGACATGAAGAGCCGGATGGAGGCGTACATCGCCAACGGCGGTGAGAGTGGCGCATACGACCGTGGAAAGGCCAAGAATAGCAAGTCCGCCGACGCGAAGCGCCGTGACGCGATAAGCGACATCCAATCGTCCATCGCCCTTCTCGAAAAGTTCAAGTCCGCCTACGAGAAGTTGGAGCCGATTCTCGGAGGCGATGCGGCCCGCGCATGGGTGTTCAACCGCATGGGGTTCGATGTGGCGAAACTTGACGAGGCATTCGGGAAGTTGATTGCCGACCTCCGGTTGCTCGGGAGCGAGGGCATCGAGGCGGCGGATGCCGCCGAGGCCCGTCTCGGTCTCGATGAGGCATCGAAGATGGTTAAGACCGCGCAAGCGGCGGACAAGGCCCGGAAAGCCCTTGACAAGTACAACACCACCCTCCGGAAGTGGATGGGAGAGGACTTCAACCTCGGCGGGACCGGGTTCGAGTACGACATCAACAAGATATTCTCCGACCTCAACACGAAGTTGAGCGCCGTTGACGAGAAGTACATCTCGGCGGTCAAGGAGGCGGAGGAGGCCCACAAGGGCGATGCGGTCGCAATCGAGGAGGAGACGAAGAAGTTGGAGGCGCTTCGGGATGCGGAGAAGGAATATGTGCGGGCGAAGGCGCAAGAGAGCATGAACGGACTTGCGGAGTCGTATTTGAAGGACCAATACTTGCTTCGTGGCGTAAGCCTTGAGAACTTGAGTGGCAAGACTATCGGCCAACTTCGACGGCTCAAGCAAGAACTTGTCGAGATTGGACAAGAGGCCCTTCGGATGAACTATGACTTCTCCGGTCTCGAAGGGTTCTTGAGTTCACTCGGGATGGACATCGAGAACCTTACCGACGAGGACATCGACTCTTTGAAGGACAAGTTGCCGGAGTCAACAATCGAGATGGTGAAGTTGATGAAGGCCGTGAAGGAGACCGGGTTGTCCTTCGATGTCCTCACGGAGAAGATTCAATCCGCAATCAAGAAGGGATTGCAAGACCTCGACGAGTCCGAGAAGAAGTCCATCGCCCGCCTTGCGAAATACGCCGCCAAGGAAGTTCTTGAACTTGCCGATGCCTTCGGGGAACTCGGCGAGGCTACGGGGAACGCGAAGATGCAAGAAGCCGCGAATAACCTACAAGCCATCGGCGATATAGCATCCGATGTCGCCAAGGGTTATCAAGAGGGTGGCATTTACGGCATGGCTTTCGGGTTGATAATGTCCATCGGCAAGAAGATTGTCAACCAATACGCGGAGGATGCAAGACAAGTTGCGAAGGCGACGGAGCAGATGGCGGATGCGATGCGGTCGTATAACGACGAGATTGACAAGGCGGCGATTGCGTCCCAATCCAACATCTTCGGAACGAACAAACTCGGTCAACTCCGTGCGTACATGTCGCAACTCAAGAAGTACAAGGAGTATCTTGATGACATCTTCTACTATGACCCGACGACGGAAGCCGGACAAGAGAACAAGGCAATTTGGGATTCCGTCGGCCTCTTAAACGAAGACGGCACGCCGAACTTTGATAATGCGTTGGCATTGATAGAGTCCGGATATTGGTCGGAGGGAGCCGCAAAGGATGTGGAGAACGCCATTAAGAAGTACAAGGAGGCGTTGGA